CGCAACGGCCCTTTCCACTTCGCAGACCCTCACGGTTGCCAAGATGATCGACGGCCTTGCACAGCATGGCAAACTTGGTCTCGGACAGGCCAACCTGATCCTGACCACGTGGGAAGCATGGTCGACCCTCCTGCTCACCAAGCCTGGCGATTTCAGCGTGCCTGCTTCGGTCGCTGTTGACGCACAGGGCGCCATCCGCATCAACGGTGTTCCCGTCGTTCCGCACGCACAGGTAACCGGGTCGAGGTTCTACGCCATGAACACCAATGCTTTCGGTATCGCCCAGGCCTCCGGCCTCGCGGTCCGCAGCACGGAGTTCAATGAGGACGACTTTGTGAAGAACCTGGTCACATACCGGGCCGAGGCAAGGATCGAACTGCTTTCGTTCCAGCCCACCGCCGCAGTGTACGGTACCACCGGCACCGCATCCTAACCGGGCCATTCAGAAGATTGGGGAGGTCGCAAGTCGCGGCCTCCCTATCTTTGTTTGTATAACACGCACCAATGCTTCAGCACTACGTTGACAAGGTGGTCGTGCTGACCCATCAGCCACGACTTGACAGGCAATACCTGTTCGACAAGGCAGCCAAGGAAAATGGCCTTGACTACATTTTTTTTCATGCCATCAAGGACGAAAACCCGAAGCGGTCATTCAATCTATCGCAAAGGGAGATCCTGACCATCTTCCATGACACGGATTATGAAACCATCCTTGTGATGGAGGATGACGCAGACCTGCGCAATCTCGACCTGATCGAACCGATATTGTCAGAACTGCCGAATGATTGGGACATGTTGTATCTGGGCGCAAATGTCAAACCGCACCCTGATTTCATCATACCTATCCGCGTTTCACAACATCTTTTCCGCATTTTTAACGCGTTTACCACACATGCCATCATTTACACGCACAAAGCAGTCGAACAGATACTTGACGCATACGATTGCGAACAGATGTACGACGCATTTCTAGACGCCAAGATGTTGCGCAGTCTGAATGCCTATGTGTGCAGCCCTTTCCTATCCTACCAACGCCCTGGGAGGTCGGATCTGTGGGCCACCGATGTTGACTACACGGACACGTTTAAAGCATCCGAGAACTACCTGAACAGTCTGCCATGATTTACCATCTGTCGTATGCCTCGGATAACATGACCAAGTCATTGGAGTATTGCCGCCAAAGCGCACTGCGCCACGGTTGCAATGCGACATTCCACATGAGCATCGACCCTATTTTCGCAGAAACCAACAAGCATATCCTTTCACAGCCAAGGGGCGCAGGGTATTGGCTTTGGAAACCGTACATCATCCATCGGGCCATCGACGGGGCGCATGATGGCGATTACTATGTGTACACGGATGCGGGTGTGGAGTTTATTAACAACATTCGGCACATCATTGACGTCATGGAGCGTGAGAAAAATGACGTCTTTCTTTTCGGCAACAACTACCAACACCGCGATTGGTGCAAACGTGAAGTATTTGACGCATTGGGGTGTAGTGATGGCCACCAGGTACAGGCATCGGCAATGGTTTTCAAGGTATCTGACTTTGCTTTGCAGGTGGCAAATGAATGGCTGTCATGGTGCCGGGTTGACCATTACATTGATGATATTGTATATGATTCATATCAATACCCATCATTTCAAGAGCATCGGCACGATCAGGCAATACTGACGGCCGTGGCGCAGGCCCACGGCATCCCACTGCATTGGTGGCCGGCATCGTACAATAACGGGGCTTTCACTTACGATAAAGGCACATACACGGACAATTACCCTGTCATATTCCACCACCACCGGAAACGCAACAACGAATGGTAACATTCGGACAACTGGGTAGATACGGCCGCCTAGGGAATGCCATGTTCCAGGTGGCGTCAACCATTGGCATAGCAAAGGCTAATGGGTATGACTTTGCCTTTCCCGAATGGATAAACTATGACGCAAAAGAGCGGTTTGGCAGCACGGAGGACATCGACATTGGCAGGTGGTTCCCTAATTGGAAAGATGTACCGAGGATAACCACAGAACTACCTGAACACTTTATCAACTGGGGTTGGCAGGGCCTTCAGCATCCTGACGGTGTTAGTTATGTTGGCCATATGCAAAGCGAAAAGTATTTCGCCCACTGCGCCGACTACATCCGGCACCTTTTCACGTTCCATGAACCTGCGAAAGTCAACTCATATACTGCCATACATGTGCGCTGTGGGGACTATGGAAGTGATTACCATCCTATCTGCACCCGAGACTATTATGAACAGGCCATCCGTGCCATTCTTGGGCCTTACATCGTTTTCAGTGACGATGCTGAGAAAGCATACGAGATACTCCGGAACCTACTTGACGGTCGCAGTTGGTTTCACACAGGCAACACCTATGATGCCCTGCACGCCATGACCGAATGCAGCCGACACATAATAGCCAACAGCACATTCAGTTGGTGGGGCGCATGGCTTGCCAATTCATCGCAGGTAGTCGCACCACGTCAATGGTTCGGTCCTGCTGCTGCACACCTTGACACGTCAGACATTTATCCACCAAATTGGACAGTTATATGAACATCCTGGCAAGCGTACACCTATACCCACCCGAACACCTGTGCGGTGCCGAGTTCATGTTGCATGGCATCAACAAACACATGCAGGGGAAAGGTGATACGGTGAAGGTCCTACTTCATCAGGCCAATCAATACAAGATTGAGAGCCATTACATTTACGACAACGTAGATGTATTCCCACCGGATCAAAACACTACATTGAACCTTTTCCGGTGGGCAGACATGGCATTCACCCACCTTGATTACACAAACTGGACGATTGGAATGGGTGCCATACAAAGGCGTCCCGTCTTTCATCTGATACACAATACCCATAAGAGCCTAAACATAGAGACGGCAGAAAAGCCGCAATTCATTGTGTACAACAGCGAATGGGCAAAGCAGGAACTTGGGTACAAGCATGATAGCATTGTACTTCATCCACCGGTGGACTGGCGGTATTATGACACCAACATAGACCCTGCATTAAATGAAGCCATCACGCTGATAAATCTTGACCATAACAAGGGCGGGCATATCCTTCGACAGATTGCCGAGGCTATGCCTTATCGCAAGTTCATAGGGGTCGTAGGCTCTTATTCCGAGCCGTGGAAGATTGGGCAGTACATCGACCAGCCGGCCAATGTGACCGTGGTACCAAAGACGGACAACATAAGGGCCATATACCGACAGACGCGCATCCTCATCATGCCGTCCGAGTACGAAAGTTGGGGACGCACAGCAACCGAAGCCATGTGCAGCGGAATACCTGTCATAAGCACCGGAACGCCGGGCCTGCAGGAAAACTGTGGCAAGGCAGGGATTTACGTTGATCGTGAGAATGTCAGTATATGGGTTGACGAAATTAACAGGTTATTCAAGCCAAAGGCTTACGCCAAGGCATCCCTTGCCGCCAAGGTGCGCAGCCGCGAACTTGACCCGGTGGCTGAATTAGACGCGCTACATGGCTTTGTGCGCCGTTCCGTGGAATGGTATAAATTGCACGCATGAATCTGCTGCTGGACATCGAAATAACATCCGACTACACCACGGAACCGGTTAGCCTGGCAACTGCCAAGGCATACATGAAAGTCAATTTTTCGGATGATGATGCGCTGATTACGTCACTCATCAAAAATGCCCGCATTTGGCTTGAGAACTACACGGGCAAGTCATACGGAGACAGGCAGGCAACGCTGACCATCGAGATGAACGCAATGGAATGGTACGATCTGCCGGGTCCCGTGCAGTCGGTTGATGCCGTGCAGTTCGGTAATCAATCCATAGGTTGTGGCCAATACGACTTGGTCGGGTCACAGATACGGATGTATCAATCAGGCATCCATACAATCTACCTGTCATATGGCTTTGACACGATTCCTGAAGATGCCAAAAATGACATTCTGAGCATCACGGCATATACCTACCAAAACAGGGGTATCGACCTTTCCAACGAGAACGCCACCCTTACCGACTTCCCAATGCTCGCCACCCAATACCAAAGGAGGGTGCCCATATGACTTTGAAGCTGATGGGGG